TTCTTAATCTCAAGTATAACCTTTTTGGTTGGGCACGGACCATGTGTAAATATGGTGACTTCTTTTTGTATTTGGATATCGATGAAAAGTATGGAGTTCAGTCTGTTATCGCGCTTCCACCACAGGAAGTGGAGAGATTAGAAGGACAGGACTCTACAAATCCAAATTATGTTCAATATCAATGGAACAGCGCAGGTTTGACGTTTGAAAACTGGCAGGTTGCTCATTTTAGAATTCTAGGTAATGATAAATATGCTCCCTATGGAACCTCCATCCTTGAGGCCTCCCGCCGCATCTGGCGGCAGCTCACCTTGATGGAAGATGCGATGATGGCTTACCGTGTTATCCGTTCTTCAGAACGCCGCGTGTTTAAGATTGATGTGGGCGCCATACCTCCACAAGACGTGGAGCAATACATGCAAAAGGTTGTTACGCAGCTTAAGCGCCACTCGATTGTTAATCCCGAGACAGGCCGGATCGACTTGCGTTATAATCCGATGAGCATCGAAGAGGACTATTTCATTCCAATCCGCCCAGGCTCCGCGACCGACATTGTTTCTCTAGCTGGCGCTTCAAACATTACAGCCATTGACGATATTAAGTACCTTCGGGACAAATTGTTTTCAGCTCTTAAAATTCCTCAATCTTATCTTACCATGGGCGAGGGCGCAGAAGAAGACAAGACTACATTAGCACAAAAGGACATTCGTTTTTCTAGAACCGTGCAGCGTCTACAAAGAGTGGTTATTGCGGAGCTTACAAAGATCGGCATCATCCATCTTTACACTTTAGGGTTTAGGGGTGATGACCTGCTAGGATTTAGCTTGGCCCTTAACAACCCCTCCAAGATAGCAGAGCTTCAAGAGATTGAGCATTGGAACCAGAAGTTTCAAATTGCAGCCGCAGCCACGGAAGGTTATTTTTCCCGTCGCTGGGTGTCTGATAATATCTTTGGCATGTCTCATGAAGAGTTTTTGCGTTGTCAGCGCGAAATGTATTATGATCGTAAGCACGATGCTGCGCTGCAGCAGGTTGCGGAAGCGGCCGCCGCCGCAGAAACTGGAGGCGGCATGGGCGCCGATCTGGGTGGCGACCTCGGAGGGGGACTTGGCGGAGAAGAGCTAGGCGCCCCCGAGGAGATGCCGGCAGCTGAGGCTGGAGGCGAAGAAGCTGGTGCCGGCGAAGAGTCGCCGCTCTTGGCAGCCCCTCCGGGCTCGCGAAATTCACCGCGTCTGACGCCAGGAGCCAAAGGAAAAGTTTACCACCCGGTTAAAACAGACAAGCGCCCGGGCGGCGCTCGCAGCCGCAGTTATAGTAAGTTAGCCACACCCGAAGTGGGGACTTATCGAACCACTTATCCGGGCGCTACCGAGTTGCGTTCGCTTGCAAATGGAGTTTTTGCCGAAGGCGAATCTATTTATAGTTTGAGAGAACAAACAGAGGAAGATAAGTTGTTTGAAATAAATGACTCAGTACGTACTTTATTAAAAGGTTTAGAAAACATAGGCGAAAAATCAACGGAGGAAGACGATGAAGTTCAAGCACAACAAGAAGCGAAATAGCGCATTTGTTTATGAAGCTCTCATTAGAGAAGCAACCGTAGCAACGATGAAAAATGATACGCAGCGAAAGGAAACGGCGGTGCGTCTTGTCAAAAAACACTTTAAGGCCGGCTCGCTTCTTAGAAAAGATTTAGAGTGCTACCGTTCTTTGTACGAGAATCAAAATCTAGATCGCATAACATGTGAGAAGATTCTCAGAGAAGTGAAGATACAAAAAAGATTAATCGACCCCAATGGGCTTTTTAAACAACAGACCGATCTTATCCGTGATGTTAATATGGAATTATCTCCCACCTCATTTAATAATTTTGTTCCAAATTATAAAACCTTAGCGACAATTGCTCAGATTTTTTCCGATAAGATCTCGCCAAAAGATCAAGTTATTTTAGAGAACGCGATTGTCAGGAACATGGGAGAATTGATGACAGAACAAAAAGTTATAACTCCTATCGATAATGTCGTATATAAAACATTTGTTAACAAGTTCAACTCAAAATATGCAGATGAGCTTTTGGACGAGCAAAAAGAATTGCTGGGCTACTATATTTCTTCCTTCATGGATAACGCCCTCCAACTAAAAATGTTTCTCAATGAGGAAGTCACACGCTTGAAGGCAAAACTTGAAAAAGCAAAAGATGTTGACGAGATCAAAAGCGACGGAGAAATGCTTAATAAAACCAATCAAGTTATCGAGAAGTTAAATTCTTATTCTAAAGAAACAATTAGCGAAGAAGTTCTCATGACTGTTATGAGAACACAGGCGCTTGTAAAGGAAATTTATAACGATGGCAGTAAAAGTTAAAATCGGTGACGCGGCAAACGCGCCGTCTGTTACTTTGGAATTAGATATTCGTAAAAGTATGAATGGCGATCTTATGATTTTTGATCATGGAGACATCGACATTGTTTTATCGGCATCCAAGAACAAAGTGTTTGCTTTCCCTAAAGAGACAATCACAGATCTTGTGTACGGCGCGCAAAATAGATTATTTGCTTTTTTGCGAAAGAAGGGGTTAGTAATTCCAGAGTCAATTCAAGGGGGGTCCTTTTATGGCTCAATGGAAGGAACGATGGAGAAGGCCTATTCGGATAAGTTGAACACTTCAAAAATGACACTCATCAATGTTTCCAGATTTATTGATGAGGAGCGCCCGTACTTTGAAAGTACAGAGGCTATTATATCAATGACCGACGATGAACTCATTCATCCGGATAAAGCCGATTCTACTGAACTAGGCGAGGTACCACAGGCGGTTGAGAAGGGTTCGATTCGGAAGGGGTGGGTGAGAGATCCTTATTCACTTTATTACATGTATACGATTTAGGGAAAAAGAATGGAACTCATAACATTTGTTTTAGCGGCCTATGGCCTCACTCAGATTCTTGTGTATGGCAAGATTTTTGATCGTTGGCGCCCGAAGAGGGGAAGGCTTAAGAAACTATCAACTTGTCCCATGTGTATGGGTTTTCACGTCGGGTGGTTTTTAATGCTGCTTTCTCCGTTTACAGAACTATTTAATTTTGACGTAACTATTGCTAATTTTTTTATTTTAGGCTGGCTCTCCTCGGGCACATCATACATTCTGAATATGATATTTGGCGATAGTGGATTTCAAATAGGAGTTGAACATGGAACAGAGCATTTGGATAACCAAGTTGCATATGCACGCGGGTAGCGCCCGCATTTTAAAGGAATAAACAATGGGAAAAGTACTTTTACGAGAATATTACGAACTATGCGAAGGCGGTGTATGCCAAGATCTTTTAACTGAAGATGAGAAAAGATACGTGGCTGATGGCGGTATGATTTTGTCCGGCATCATGCAGAAGGCAGATGCCATCAATGGCAATGGCCGCATCTATCCTCATAAGGTTCTCATGAAAGAGGTCGAGAACTATGGCAAACTTGTAAATGACCGTCGTGCTCTTGGTGAGTTAGACCACCCAGAAGATTCAGTGATCAATTTGAAGAATGCCTCTCACCTTGTTACTAAGATTTGGTGGCAAGATAAAGATGTGATGGGCAAAGTTAAAGTGCTCGACACTCCTTCCGGAAAGGTTCTCCAAGAGCTGGTGAAGTCAGGCGTTAGCCTTGGCATTTCCTCTCGCGGCATGGGTTCCGTCCGCGAAGATCAAAGTCAGACAATCGTTGAAGATGACTTTCAGCTGATTTGTTTTGACTTTGTGTCAGAGCCATCAACTCCTGGCGCGTTCATGATGAAAGAAGCGCGAGACTATAACAACAAAGTATTTACAAAGGCCGATAGAATTAATCGCTTGTTGAACGAGGTTTTAAACGATGAGTAAAAATTGGTCAAGTTACGAAAACGACAGGCTTATAATGGAGTCTTGGCGGAAGCATTTAGCGGAAGAGCCAGAAAAGGTAGAAGAGATTTTTGGTCTCGGAAAAGCCAAAGAAGACAAGTGGGCGGCGATTGCTGCTGGCGAAGCTCCCGGCGGAGGTCAAGAAGAATATCCTGCGACAGAGTTCACAACTTTATTCAAAATACTAAGCGATCTCAATCAAAGACTAGGCCAGGGCGCCCCCAAGCA